GGATTATAGAGAATTTGTAAAAATTAATAATTTAGTTTATTAAAAAAATTTTAATATTGTAACTTAATAACGACAGCAAAATGAATACAGAGAATGAAAACTTATTTGAGGGTTTAGAAATCATGTCTCCTGAAGAATTAAATTCTGCAGTAGCTGATAAAGAAGAATCTGAAGATAATGCACCTAGTCAAGGAGAAGATGATGGTGAAATATTTAAACCTGTTTCGACGGAAACAGGAGAAGGGTCTGAAGGAAAAGCTCCAGAAAGAGAACCAACAAAACCAAATGTAGACCTTTCAAAAAATGAAGCTATTTATAAAGGATTGATGAAAGAACTTCTAGATGCAGGTATTTTAACTGCAGCACAAGTAGAAGAACTTGATAAGTTACCTGGAAATTTAGATACTATTAAACAGTTAGTAGATAAAACAGTTAGACATAAATTTCAATCTGCAGAAAAAGCTTGGAAAGCTAATATGCCAGCTGCAAAGAAAAGATTCTTAGAAATCGAAGATGCATTTGACGAAACTGACCAAGCAATATTAATGGCTCAACGATTAGAGTTCTTTGATAGTATAGATGAACAAACCTTATCAGAAGATGAAAATCTTCAGAAACAAGTTTACTTTGATTTATTAAAATCAAAAAATTTTTCTGACCAAGACGCTATAGACGCTATAGAAGATGCAGTATCAGTAGGAAAGTTAAAAGACAAAGCTTTTAAAGCAATTCCTGAACTACGCGCAGAAGCTAATAGCTATGTAGAGCAAGCTAAAATAGAAAAACAAACTAAAACACAAGCGCAGATAAAGGCTCAAGAAAAAGCATTTGAAAATTTAATTAATCATATAGACACTAGAGAAAGTTTTATAGATGGATTAAATCTTAATAAACCGACAAGAGATAAATTAAAAGCAAATATCTTAAACCCAGTTTATAAAGACCCACAAACAGGAAGAGAGTTTAACTCTTTAATGTATAAGCAACAGAGAAACCCAGTAGAGTTTGAAATGCTTATTAACTACTATGATACTTTAGGTTTGTTTAATCTAGACAAAGAAGGCAAGTTTAGGCCAGACATAAGTAAGCTTAAAACTGTCGCAAAAACTGCAGCAATAAATGATTTAGATAAAATCATTGCAGCTGAAGAACAAAGAGGCGTAGGAAGAAATACATCTGTAGAGACTTCTCAGAAAACAGATAGTATTTTAAATATGCTAGAAAATGCATTTAAAAAATAATTAATTTATACCGTTTAACAATTTAAAAAACAAAAAACAATGGCTCAATTACTTCCATTACAAAAGTACGAAGCTAAAGATTACAACGGGTTAGTGACTGATAATCACTTTTACTCATTGTACCAACAAAAACCGCAATTGATTAGTAACGTAATTAAACAAATTTACAAAACTAATCTTCAAGGTAAACTTCGTGAATTCGTAGATCGTTTTCCTGTTAAAGAAGTAGAACAAGAAAATGGATTCTACAACTGGATGTTGCAAGGACAACATGACAAAAATCTTCCTTTAGTTGATGCTGAAACAATCAACGGCGATACTATTTCTGGAGGTACTTTCCCAGCAAACGTAGGTGCTAACGGTGAGCGTTTCTACTTAATCTTTGACGAACCATTATTTGAAGAAACTAACGTTCTTCGTGGTGAAGTTGATGATTATCATCTATTGGTTAAAAAAGCTATGGACGCTGGTTCTCGTTACAAATACGAGGTTGAATTAGTAACAGATAATGCTACTAAATCTGTACCATCTGAAGAGCTTGCTATCGGTACTCGTTGGTCTAAGTATTATTCACTTTCTCCTTCAACTCTTTCTTACCAAGGTTCTAAGCCGTATTTCACTTCTCCTTGGAGAATGGAAAACCGCCCTGCAACTATGAGAATGGAGTATGAAGTAGCAGGTAATACTATTAACAAAGGTAAAAACGAACCATTAGAGTTTGGATTTAACTACAAAGGACAAACTGAGTCTATTTGGATTAACTACCAAGATTTAGTTGCTCATCACCAATGTGAAGAGATGTTTGCAAGAATGCTTGTATACGGTAAGAAAAACTGGACAGCTGATCATAAATATCTTAACAAAGATGATAAGACTAAATATGCTATTGAATCAGGTTCAGGTTTCTTTGAGCAAATCGCCCCATCTAACGTTCACTACTATAATACTTATGACCTTGATTGGCATTTAGAATTATTGTTAGATATGGGTGTTGGTAAATTAGAGCGCGGAAAACGTACTATCCACTTGTTAACAGGTGAATTTGGTGCTATCGAAATCTCTAAGCAAATTAACGCTAAATCAGGTTCAGGTAAATTTACAGTAATCTCTGATAAATTCTTGTTAAGTAATACTAACCTTAGGTGGTAAAAATACTAAAGGTTTACAAGAACCACAATGGAACGTGTACGAGTGGTACAACGGAGTAACTATCATGGTAGAAATCCTAGATTTCTTTGATGATGATGTTTACTTCCCACAAAGACATCCTGATGGAAAAGGTATTGTAGAATCTCACAGAATCCTTGCTCTTGACTACGGAGATAACGCTGGTATCTACCGAGTTAAACCAAAAGGAGTTCCTGAATACAATTGGGCTTATATCCCTGGTATGAGAGATCCTTTCTCACCTGCAGGAAAAGGTTCACCTAAAATGGTAGCTTCTCGTGTAGATGGTTACGAAGTACACTTCCAAAAATGGGGTGGAATGATGATCGAAGACCCAACTAAAGTTGTTGATTTAAGACTTTTGGTTGAACGATGATAAATCAAACTAGAACGCTCTGCCTCCAGAGGTGAAAGCCTGGAGGAGAGCATTTTAGTAAAATAATAACGGAGAAATTAAAATTAAAGACAGCAAAAAATGGAAACAAAAGAAAAAGAAAAAGTAGTTTACGGAACTTTTTTACAGGACAGAATAATTAGTATTAAACCTGTAGAATCTTCAGGAAAGTGGAGTACTTTATTAGTAGCAGGACAGGATAGAAAAAAAGATCCTTTCATGTACAACAAAACAAAACGTAGCTATCAAGTTCCACTTAATAGCGAAATTAAAGGAGGAGGAGTAAAAGTAATTTTGGATGACCAACGTAGAGTTAAAATCCAAAAGTACATGGAGAGCTTCCCAAATGGGATGACACAAAAAGAGTTCTTTGAAAAAGAATTAGGAGTTGATTTAAATCCTACACTTCAAACAGAAAAAAACTTCTGGAGAAGTGATAGACGAGGAAGAGTAATACTTACAAAAGAAGGAACTACTCTAAATTTAAATCATCCTTTAGATATGTTGAAATATTTGATATTAATGTCAAATAAACTTTTAATCTGCCCATCTTATGATGAGCGTAATTTAAAAGCTACATATGAATTCATGATTGTAGATGAGTCTAAAGTTACTTCTCAAAAACTTGAAGAAGCTAATCTTAAAGCTCAAGCATTTGTTAAGTTTGCAGAAATTACAAACAGCAAAAAAGCAATCATTGGATTTATTAAATCTTTAGGTAGAACAATTCCTGCATCAGCTACAGAAGATTGGCTAAAAGGAGAAGTACTTAATGTGGTAGATACTAACCCTAAGTATTTCTTAGAAATAGTTAATCATCCTCAGTACAACGATAGAATTTTTGTACAAGAAGCAATTGAAGCAGGAGCTATTATACGAAAAGGTGAAAAGCGTTATGTATTAGATAACGGAGTGGAACTAGGTGATTTAACAGATACTATTAATTATGTTAATAACCCAGAAAACCAAGAAGTTAAACTAAGAATTAAAGCTAAAATAGAATTAACAAAACGAACATAAAATGACTGCAAACCAAATGGCAGATTTGTTGGAAGAAAAGCTAGATAGAGTTTCTAGCTTTGGTTCCCCAGGATACGAAGATTTTGATTTATCTTCCGTATTAACAGAAGCCCAGCAGTTATATGTAAAGAAATTTTTTGATGAAGTTAATAATAGAAAACAAAAAGGCTTCCAAGAAATTGAAATAAGAAACCAAGGATTAGCGGCATTAATTAAAAATGCCAATGCTCTAACAGTTTCGGCTTCACAAGCAGGCGTGATTGTGAATAATAATGTAGTAGGAAAGTTCTTTGATTTACCGTCTGACCACATGTACACTATTTACGAAGAATGTGTAATAAATAAAAAAGAATGTGGTACAGATAGATTTATTGTAGGATATATAGTTCCTATCGCCCATAACGAAATGCAAAGGTTTAATTGGAGTAAATACAAAAGACCTTTTTATAAGGAAACAGGCGATTGTAGAGTTTGTCGTTCTGAGTATGAAA